GCGCTCCGCGGGGCGACCCGCGCGGTCGATTGCGCCGAAATGAAATATGTCGGTCGCGAGACATATGTGAATGCCGGCGGCCGGATCGAGTCCGAGATGTTCATGGGCACCGACGGCAATGAGCGCGTGCTCGACGGCACGCTGCTCGACAAGCTGGTCGCGGAAAAGGGTGACGTCGAATTGCCCGGCCTGGTCAAGGCCGCGGGCTATCAGAGCGGCCTGCTTGGCAAGGGTGCGGGATGGCAGTGGCGCTGGCCGAAGGCGCCGAAGGATTTCGTGCAGCCGGGTTATAATGACGATCCGAGCAAGGCGCAGAAGAAGAAATCGATCGGGGTCTTCAAGCTGAAGGCGGATGGCAGCGGCCTCGAGCTCGGCGGCCGGTTCAAGCCGACCAGCGAGCCCGGCAAGGTATATCGCGGGTACCAGCCGCCATCGCCCGAGGAAGTCGCAGCGCAGCGCCGTGCGGAGGGCATCGAACTGCTCGCCGCGCGGATGGCCTGCCCCAAGGTTGCGGGTACGCCGCTGGAAGGCAAGGCATTCTGGCCGTCGCATGGTCGCTGGATCGAGCCCATTGTCGTCGTTTCCGACGACCAGATCATGGTCGTGCAGCAGCTGCTGATCACGCGTGCCGAGTGGGATGCACAACGTGAAGCGGCGGCGATCGAATATGACGTCCGGCTGGCGGCGAAGGAGGCCGAGGCCGCGCGCAAGGCAGAGGAAGCGGAGCAGCCGCTCGGCGACGTCGTCGGCCAGATCGCCGCGCTCGACGAGGACGAGGAGTCGATCGAGGACGCCTCGCAAGTCGAGCCGGCCTGATGGCGCAGCGCAAGGCACCGCCCTGGTCGCGTCAGGAGATCGCCATCCTCGACGACGTGTTCCCGCGCGAGGGAATCAATGGCGCGGCCGAGGCGCTGGCAGACCGGTCGTGGCAGGCGATCAATGTCATGGCGTCGAAGCGCGGTCTGCGCTCGCCGGTCGTCGGCAACGCGCCCGAGGCCAAGCTGCAGGGTGATCGTCTCGAGGCAGCGATTCGGATGCGCGAGGTCGACGGCTGGTCGTTCGCGCGTATCGGCGCGACGCTGGGCGTGTGCGAGGCGTCGGCGTGCAATTCCGTGCTGATCGCCATGTGCCCGCGCAAGGGTTTCACCCCGGCACAGCGGGATGAACACGGCCATCTGACGGTAGCGGGCCTGGACCGGCTGCGGTTGATGCTGCGCAAGGGGATGAAGGGTGTCGACATCCAGCTGCAGCTCGGCGTGAGCGCGGCGTGCGTGGCGGAACAGCGGCGCCGGTACCGTGCCGATCTGAAGGCGCGGGGCATGCGCCCGTTGCCGCCGCCTGGGGGGGGGCAACGCTATTCGGGCGTGCTGCTGTCGCGCGACGAGAAGCGCGAGGTGGAGCGCCTGCTGCTCGAGGGGTTCGGCGCGAAGAAGGTCACGCAGCAATCCGGTGTCAGCAACACCAGCGTCGGCAGAATCCGCAACCGGCTGATCAAGCGCCTTGCCCGCAAGGGCGAATGCCTGCCCGGGTGCGACAAGGCCGGCCGGCGCATCGGCGCGCCGAAGGCGAGCGACCATTTCGTGCCCGACGTGCTGCGCGTGGCGCTGAAGGAGCGGCTTATGGCGCGTGAGCCGGTTTCGCGCGCGGCACGATCGCTGGGGATCAGCGGGTCGACGGCCTATGATATCCGCGACGAGCTGGTCGCCGAACTTGCCGGCCGCGGCGAGCAGCTGCAACCGCGCCTGCGCCTGACGCGCCATGCCACGCGGATCGAGGAAGCGAAGGCGGCGTGGCTGCCGGCGGCGTCGATCGCGCGGTTCCGCCTGCTGGCGATCGAGCACGGCATCGACCAGGGCAAGGCTATCCTGATGCGCGAGATGGCCGAAGCGCGCGCGATCGAGCGGGCCCGGCCGAAGACATTTGAGGATCAGCTGGCCGCGGTGCGTGCCGGTGCCGGCCTTGTGAGGGTGATCCCGATGCGTCGCCCGGATCCGACGATGACGCTCGGCGGCATCGCGAGCGCGGCGATATGACGAAGCGGCCGACCAGCCATGAATGCCCGGTGCCGGGATGCCGCGAGACGCGGCCGCACGGCAGGGCGCTGTGCGGGGTGTGCTGGTCGCGGCTGCCCGAGACGCATCGCGCGGCGATCATGTCGGCCAATGCCGCGCGCGCCCGGCACCGCCAGGCCGCGGCGTCGATCGAGGCGACCAGCTGGCTGGTGCGCAACCCGATCGGCGCGGCCGACGGGCGGCGCTTTGGCGAGGGTGATTCCATGCGGGAGAGTTTGTGATGGCCGAGGCAGCGATGACACCATGGGTGACCGGGTTCGGCGACGACCCGCATAGCTGGAACCTGCACCGCGACGAGGCCGAGCAGGACGGCGAGGGCAGCGGCTTGCCGGGTGTCGAGCTGATCGCCAGCGTGATCGGCACCTGGCGCTGGCTGACCGACGACGTGCTGACGACCGAGCGGGTCGCGACCGTGCTGAACCTGCCCGTCGATCTGGCCGGGCTGGCGCTGGTCGCCGCACCGCTCATCATGCGGCATTCCGATGAGGATCCGACCGACGTCGCGCTTTCCGATCTCGCCAGCCTGCTCGGCGCATGGTCGCATCTGCGGGGCGTCGACAGCAGCGTGGCGCTCGCGGCGGCGACGTTCGGCGTCCATCCGACACACGTGATCGAGGCCGTGGGGGCGGGGTTCTTCATGTACCTCACCGGCGATCGCGACGACCTGACCAAGCTGATGATCGAACTGGACGGGGAGTGATGACAACGCTCGGTCCCTGCCAGCACAGCGGTTGCCCGCGCAACGGCACTCATTATGCCGTCATCCGCATTCCCGCGCTCGGCGCGTCGATGCAGCACGCGCTGGAACTGGTAGTCGGTCTGGAAGTCTGCCGTGACCATCTCGCGCCGATCGACCCGGTCGAGTTCCTCACGCCTGAATCGAAGGCACGCATCCGTGTCGCGCTGATGGAGCGCAACAAAGCGATGCCTGATTTCAAGCGCGCCGAGCGCTCGCATGGGCGCGTCGGTGATGCCCGTTGGGTGTCGTTCAAGGCCGCGCCGCCCGGCTGACACGTCCCCGCCGACCATCTCACTCTCATCTCGAAAAGGACAAGTCCCATGGCCACGCTCAACCTCGGCGATCTCGCCAAGCATGTTATCACCGGTTTCTCCGGCATCGTCGTCGCGCGCGTCTCGTACCTCACCGGGTGCGACCAGGTGGGGCTGCAGCCTCAGGGCATCGACGACAAGGGCGCACCGTTCGACAGCCGCTATTTCGATGAACCCTATGTCGATCTCGTCACGCCCAATGTCGTGGCGGATCGCACGCCCGGCCGCGTGACCGGTTGCGACACCGCGCCGCCTTCCCGACGCGGCTGAGACCGCCCTGATCCGGCCGCGCGGGGCGGTCGTCCTGTTATAGTTTTTGCCCGTTTTCGGGGGTGGTGTTTCTTGGCTTTGTCTCCGCAATTTCTGGACCAGCTGCGTGATCGCACGACGCTGTCCGCGCTGATCGGCGCCAAGGTCAAGCTGACCAAGGCGGGGCGGGAGCATAAGGGGTGCTGCCCGTTTCACAGCGAGAAGTCGGCGTCGTTCTTCGTCAACGACGACAAGGCGTTCTACCATTGCTTTGGTTGCGGGGCGCATGGCGACGCGATCCGCTGGATGACCGACCAGATCGGGCTCGATTTCATCGACGCGGTGAAGGAGCTCGCCGCGGCGGCGGGGATGGAGGTGCCGGCGCCCTCGCCCGAGATGGCGGCGCGGCAGCAGCTGGTCAGCGACGTCGCCGGCGTGCTCGAGCGGGCATCGACCTGGTTCGGCAAGCAACTCGCCGGGGATGCGCGGGCATCGCGGATGCTGGACGAGCGCGGCGTCACACCCCAGATGGCGGCGAAGTTCGGGCTGGGGCTGGCGCCGCGCTCGTCCAGCGTGATCGGGTGCGGCGTGCCGGCCCAGGCGCTGGCCGATGCCGGGCTGATGATCTCCACCTCAGACGGGTTTCGCGAGCGTTTCCAGCAACGGCTGATGATTCCGATCCACGATGCGCGCGGGCGCATGATCGGCTTTGGCGGGCGGGCACTGTCGGACCAGCAGGACGCCAAATACGTCAATTCGCCGGAAGGGGAGCATTTCGACAAGGGGCGCACGCTGTACAATCTGCACCGGGCGGCGCCGGCGTCTCGCGCGGCGCGGCGGCTGGTGGTGGTCGAGGGGTATTTCGATTGCGTCGCGCTGGACGGCGCCGGCGTGTGTGAGGTCGTCGCGCCGATGGGCACGGCGATGACCGAGGCGCAGATGGCGCGCGCCTGGCGGGTGCACCATTGCCCGATCCTGCTGTTCGACGGCGATCCGGCCGGACGCAAGGCGGCGGTGCGCGCGTGCGAGCGGGCGATGCCGATGGTCGGGGCGCAAGGCTGCAGCCTGGCGGTCGCGCTGCTGCCCGAGGGCGCGGATCCCGACAGCTTCGTGCGGGAGCAGGGGCGCGACGCGCTCGAGGCGGTGCTGGATGCGGCCGCGCCGCTGGCGACTTTCCTGTTCGACACGTTGATGGCGGAGGCGGCCTGATGGCGGACCAACCGCGCGAGCGCTGCGCGTGCGGCCTGTGGCCGCGCTTTGCCTGCATGCAGGTTGCTGAGGATGCGGTGGAAAGCTGGTTTCACTGCACCGGTAATTTTGGCTGCGGGAAGGCGGCGCCGGTCGTTGAGGATGCCTGGGCCGATCGGCCGACGGCTGTCGCCAATTGGGACGCTATGCGCCGGGCCGAGAAGAAGGCGGAGGCAGCATGATCGCGCCGCCACTCTTCACCGCCGAGGATTTCGGCCGCGCGAACGACGTATGGGGCGCGAATTGCGGGCCCGGGGCGATCGCCGCGATCATGGGCCTGACGCTCGACCAGGTGCGGCCGCACATGGGCGATTTCGAGCGCAAGGGATACACCAACCCGACGCTGATGCTCGAGGCGTTGCGCAGCATCGGCCGGCCGTGGCGGCTGAGCTCGGCGAGCTGGCCGCGCCATGGGCTGGTGCGCATTCAATGGCACGGGCCGTGGATGAAGCCGGCCGTGCCGATCGGCGTGCGTTACCGGCATAGTCACTGGATCGCGGCGGCGAACGACCTGCGCTTCGGTTACGGCGTGTTCGACATAAACGCGATGGGCAACGGCTCGGGCTGGTGCCGGCGGGAAGATTGGGAAGTGATCGTCGCGCCCTGGATCATCAAGGAATGCGTGCCGCGCGGCGATGGCGGGTGGAGCATCACGCACGGCATCGAGGTGGGCGCTTGACCGTCCCCCGCACCCCCGATGTGCTGTTCGTCGACCCGGTCCAGCCGACATGGCACCGGCCGAAGGGGCGCGGTGCGTGTGGGCGTGATCCCGCGGCCGGGTCGGGCTCGTGCTTCTATTGGTGGGAAGGCTGCCCCGAAGGCGAGAAACGCGGCTGCTATGGGCTGTGGCTCGAGTCGATCCGTCCGTCGCGCCGAGTCGCGCAAGCATGACCGCCACCACGCCCGAATCGCGCGCCGCGACGTGGAAGCGCCTGGGGCAGCTCGCCGGCAGCATCCGCGATGCGGAGACGCGGGCGCAGTATCTGGCCGAGTGGCGGGGCCGCTTCGACGCGGCCTTCCCCCCCGCACCCCCGGGGCTTGAAGAGAATGACATGCTTCCGGATGGAAGCGTGGGGGCCTCTCTCATGCAACAGGGGGCGGGGGTGCAGGCCTCGCTCAGGCGGCTCCACGCGGCGTGGATCGAGCGCGAGATGTGGCGCGCGGGGGTGCTGGCGCCCAAGCAGCTGAACGGGCTGGCGCATGCCATCGGGCGGCGCATGGCGGCCGGGCTGATCGACCAGGCGCAGGGTGAGCCGCTGCTCGCCCGGGCGCGCGACCGGTGCGATGCGCTGGTCGAGGAGGACGTGGTCAAGTCGTTCTGGTCGGGTGCGCGGCGCCCCTGGGATATCGGACCCGACCTGCTCGACCTGCAATGTGGCGGGTTCGAGCGCACCGATCTGGGCAATGCCGAGCGCTTTCGCGCGCGGTTCGGGCGGGACTTCCTCTATACCACGGCCAAGGGCTGGCTCGGCTATGACGGGCGGCGATACCGGGTGCTGGTGCAGGAAAAGGACGTCACGCCGGCCGAGGTGCTGGGCGCGGTGTTTTCGACCGTGCGGGCGATTCAGGACGAGGCGCGGCTGGTCAGGGCGACGGGGGTGTCGACCGAGGGCATGGTGCTCGGCGACAAGGCGTGGGAGAATTTTCAGGAGCTGCACGACCTGACTGCCGCGGGGATCGACCAGCCGGGGGCGCTCGACCGCGTCATCACCAGCGGGAGCAAGCCCGATTTGCTGTCGGCCAAGGTGGCGAGCTGGGGGCGGACGTCGGAAAGCTCGGGGCGGCTGGGGTGCATCGCCAATCTCGCCAAGCGCTGGCTGACGGTCGAGATCACCGATTTCGACACCAATGCGATGTTGATGAACTGCCATAACGGGACGCTGGTGTTTCATCGGCCGGATGACGAGGGGCCGGCGCGGGTCGAGTTGCGGGCGCATGACCGGGCGGACCTGATCACCAAGCTGGCGGCGTGCGCGTACGATCCCGAGGCGGATGCGCCCGAATGGCAGACGCTGGTCAAATGGGCGCAGCCGACCAAGGGGCGCAGGCGGTATCTGCGCCAGTGGCTGGGCTATTGCCTGACCGGCGATATGGGCGAGCAGATCTTCCATATCTGGTGGGGCCCGACGGCGGCGAACGGCAAGTCGACCGTGGGCAATGCGGCGCGCGAGGCCGCTGGCGATTATGGCGACATCACCAATGTCGAGACGTTCCTCGACGAGGGGATGAAGAAACGCGGCGACCAGGCGACGCCCGATATCGTGCGGCTGCCCGGGGTGCGGTTCCTTACGTCCGGCGAGCCGGGGGCGGGATCGAAGTTCAACGAGCCGTTGATCAACAGCGTGACGGGTGGCGACCCGATGCTGGCGCGCGACAATTTCCGGTCGTTCTTCCGTTTCACGCCGTCGTTCAAATGGACGGTGTGGTGCAACAAGAAGCCCGACATCGTGCAGGGGACCGAGGGCATCTGGCGGCGCGCCAAGGTGCTGTTGTGGGAAAGCCATCTCGAGGAGCATGAGAAGGATCGCGGGCTGCCTGAGCGGCTCAAGCGCGAATATGCCGGCATCCTCGCCTGGATGGTGCGGGGCACGATCGACTGGATGCAGCACGGCTTCATCGAGCCGGAGGACGTGAAGGTGCAGTCGGCCGCGTATCGCGACGACAGCGACCCGCTGGCCAGCTTTCTGCGCATGTGCACCGTCGATGATCCGGCGTCGCGGGTGCAGTCGTCGAAGCTCTACGACCTGTTCTGCGCCTGGGCCAAGGCCGCTGGCGAAATGGAGTGGAAACAGAAGGGGTTCAGCCGGGCGATGAAGGATCGCGGGTTCGACAACAAACAGTCGAACGGGATGCAGTGGCTGGGGCTGCGGACGGTCAAGGAGACGTGGGATTTCGTCGATGAGAAGGGCCATGTGGTCGATCTCGATGCCGAAGCCTCGGCGCGGGCACCGCCTGCCGCTGGCCCGCCTGTCGACGACTATGACGGGCCGTTGTGATGATCGACGGTTCCACAGTGGAAGGGTGGTGGAAGGGTCTGCGGAAGGCGGGAAGGGCGGATTACTGCGGGTGTGGAAGGGTCGGAAGGGTTTTGCGGACGGTGTGACAGGCGCGGGTGCGCGCGCGCTCAGGCATGCGCACCCATGGTTTCAATAACCCTTCCAATCCTTCCAATGGTTCCAGTTGTATATGAATTAATGTGTTTTCTCTGTTGGTTAGCCTGCTCGGCGAGAGCGGAAGGGTGGCGTTATGACGGTTCCACACACGGAAGGGTCGGTTATGCCGGACGGTAGCGAGGTCGAGGTGCCGCTGGTCAGCGTGGCTGGCGAAGTGGGGGCGACGGTGCGGCGCCTGCGTGGGTCGACGCATTCGGTGCGTGATCAGGGCGGGCCTGTCGCCCGGCCATGGGCGGCGACGGGGTGTATGGAGGTCGAGGCGCTGGCGGTGTGGGCCTATCGCGACCAGCGGGTGGGGCGGGACGCCAATGCGGGGATGCATACGATCGAGGTCGAGGCATCGGGTGGGTTCCGCTCGTCATGGTCGACCGATGGGTGCGCAGCGCTGGGCGAGATCGCGCATATGGGGTGCAGGGTCGAGACCTATGGTCGCGTGCTGTTCCATGACGTGCATCCTGCGGCTGAGGCGGTGGCATGGGCCGTCGAGAGGATCGACCATGGTCGTGACGTGGCGTTCTGGGCTCGGCAGGGCGGACGCCCGACCGGCTGGCGGATGCCTAGGCGCCAGTTCTGCGCGGTGCAGTGGGTCGAGCCATGGGTCGAGGCGAGCCCGATCACGGTGCGCGGCAAGCCGCACCACTGCGAGATCATCCGCACGGCCTCGACGGAAGGGGTCGAGGATCGGCGCCGCGACTATGTCCAGTGGTGGGATGCCCTCGACACGCTGGCCTGGGAGCTATCGATGCGTGCCCTCGGCTTCGCCGTGCTGCGTCCCTCGGCGCCACGCACGCCCTGGATCGACGGAGAGGCGGCATGACGGCCTCGGTGCTGGCTGGCACGCCCTCGGCCTCGGGTCGGGTCGTGCCACACCCCCCCTTTGGGTCCTCCCAGCCGATTTGGGCGCAATGCGGGGCGGCTAGCGCAATGCTCGCGCGTTGCCGGTTTCGTGTACAACTTCGTGTTTTTGTTTGGCTTTTTGGTCGCGGTGTGCCGCATTTCGGGGCTGAGTGATGGGTGTCGTCGTCAATCTCGATGAGTTTGCCGGGCTGGTCGGCGTGACGAGTGAGACGATGCGCGTGCACATCGGGCGGGTCGAGGGATCGCCGGATTGGCTGATCACGCGCGGGGCTCGCGGGCGTGGATATGAGATCGAGCCGCGCGGGGCCGTCGCGTGGTGGGAAGCGGAGCGCGAGGCCGAGCGGGTGACGTCGGCCGAGCGCTCGGCGCAACTCGCGCAGATGCGCCTCGACCTGGTCGGGCCCGGTGCCGAGGGCTCGCAACCGCTGACCATGTCGGGCCGCCAGCGCCGCGAGGAGCTGGAAGCCGGGATCAAGGAAATGGAATTCCGCAAGCGCAAGGGCGAGCTGCTCGAACGCGTCGACCTGCAGCACGTGCTGATGCCTGCCTGTGTCGAGCTGCGGCGCCGGTTGATGCTGTGCCCGGGCGAGTTCGCGATCGTCGCCGGCATCGATCCCGACCAGGCGCGCCCGCTCGAGGGTATCATCGCCCGCGCGATCGACGCCTTCGTCACCTCGCTGGCGCCGATCGGCGTCATGCTTCACTTGGAGGAACCGGAAAATGGCTGAGCCAACTAGCTCTCTTCCCGATGAGACTGCGCGTGCAATTGTCGAAGCGATCTTCGCGGACCTGCGCGGCCGGAGGCTGCTGAAATGGCTGTTCACCGAGGAGCCTGAAAGCCACGGCGCCATCGGATATGTTGACGGGCCGATTGATCGTGAGACTCAGGACGAGATTGCGGCGACGTGGGCGCAGCTCGCCAGTGATATTCTTGCGGGCGTGGCCGCGCGCTGATGTTCGACCTCGCCACCTCCCCCGCATCCCCGCCGGCGTTCGCGTCGGCGCGGGTGGTGGTGGCGGATGCGTTCGAGGAGCTGCGTTTTCCGCCCAAGATCCCGATCAGCGTCGCCAATGACGATCGCATCCTCGCCAACCCGGGCGCGTATAGCGGCGCCTGGGGCGAGAGCCCGCACGACATGCGCTTCACCATGCGCGCGATGGACGGGCTGGGCGAGGAAAGCCCCTATGGCGAGGTCATCGTCGAAGGCCCGTCGCAGACCGCAAAGTCGGAAATCGGCAACGCCTGGGCCTATCACATCATCCTGCACAACCCGAAGGATCTGCTGTTCGTCATGCCGGACCGCGAGGCGGTGCGGAAATATGTCACCACCCAGTTCAACAAGATGCTCGACGCCAACCCAAGGCTGCGCGGCCGCCAGTTGAGCGGCGCCTCGTCGGACAATATCAACCTCAAACAGTTCCGCGGCTGCGACTTCTTCATGCTGCACCCGGTCGGCACGACGTTCCGCGCCCAGCCATTCTCGTGCGGCCGGCTCGACGATTTCGACGAATTCGAGATGGACATCAGCGACCAGGGCACCGCGCTCGACCTGCTCTATGGCCGCATGGGGTCGTTCGAAATGTACGGCAACATGAAGATCTACGTGAACTCCACGCCGAAGCTGGGCGACGGCGCGGGCATCGCCGCGCTGCTGCCCGACGGCACCAACGAACGCTGGTGGGTCGACTGCCTGCAATGCGGCACGCCGTTCGAGCTCGATACCGAGCATGTCCTGAAATTCGACAATAGCGGCACGGCCGAGGAGGCCGAGGCGAGCGCGAAGGTGGCCTGCCCGGCGAACGGCTGCGTGCACGAGCAGCGCGACAAGCGGCGCCTGATGGGCACCGGCCGCTGGATCGGGCGGGGCGAGCGCGCGGTGCCGGGCGGCAAGGAAGGCGAGTTGGTCGTCACCAAGCGTCTGTCGCAGCGCTGGGATGGGCTGATGGGCATGCGGTCATGGTCGAACATGGCCCGGCTGTGGCGGCTCGCCGAGCGCAAGCTCGAGTTCGAGCAGGACGAAAGCGGCCTAAAGACATTCTTCCAGACCGTCATCGGCAAGAATTACGTGCCGAAGGTCCAGGGCGAGCCGTCGATCACCCCCGAGCAGCTACAGCGTCGCGCGCTCGCCTCGTCCTACAAACTGGGCGAGGTGCCATCCGGCGGGCAGGTGTTGATCGCCTCGATCGACCAGCAGGGCAACCGGTTCGAGGTCGCGATATGGGCGTTCGGCGCCGGTTTCCGCGCATGGCTGGTCGACCGTTTCGCGCTGCTGTTCGTCAACGAGGACGGCCGCGACCGGCCGCTGCGCCCGTTCACCCGCCTCGAGGACTGGTCGGTGCTGCACGCCAAGGTGCTGTCGCTGACCTATCCGCTCGCCGGCGCGCCGCATCTGCGGATGAAGATCTTCAACACCGCGATCGACACCGGCGGCATGGACAGCGCGACCGACAATGCCTTTGCCTGGTGGCATGCGATGGTGTCGGGCGATATCGGCTCGGGCCGCGCGGCGCTGCCGGCGACGGCGATCACGCTGATCAAGGGCGGCAACAAGGCCGATGCGCCGCTGCTGCGCGCCCCGACCGTCGACGCAAAGCGCCAGATCAAGGGCGCGCCCCAGGCGGAGATGTTCATCCCGAACGTCAACCGCTTCAAGGATATCTTCGACACGCGGTTGAAGCGCGACGATGGCGGGCCCGGGGCGATCGGCCTGCCGGTCGACATGGAGCCGCGCCACATCGCCGAGATGCGCGCCGAGACCAATGTCGGCGGCCAGTGGATTCGCGAATCGCACGTCGCGAACGAGACCGGCGACCTGTATGTCTATGCCTATACCGTCGTGGTGCGCTTCGGCGGCAGCGATTCGTCGCTGAGTTGGGTACCGGAATGGGCTCGCCCGCCCAAGGGCGCGCCGCGGCCGGCCGCACCGCTGGTGACGGCGCCGAGCGAGGAACCGGCGGCGGAGGAGCCGGCACCGGCCGCGCGTCCCGAGCCGGCCCGGCCCGGCGTGGTGCGCCGCCAAAGTCCCCGTCGCGGGGTTCGCGTAGTAAGATCGCGCTAGATCGAGCCGCTGTATTTCAGCTTGATCAATATCGCGTCGGTCGAGCTATCGCAGATGACGTCGATTTCACACCCGCGCGTGCAGATCAGCACCGAGTGCGATGCCAGATCGGCGATATCTGCCAGAACGGAGGCTAAAAGGCGGCGAGGGAGCGTGATCATGACCAGCGCTGCGGTGTGTTGGTTGTTTTTCATAAAGAGATAATCGCAGATAGCGTGTGAAGAAGTCGATATCTTTCTTGCTGCTGTTTTCGGTGATCTACGAAAGCCGAGACCCCATTGACGGCGCCCACGAACGTTTGACATAGGCCAAAGCATCGCAAAGCTGCGTAACGAGATCACCCGCCCCGGATTGCCGCGGCGGGTTTCTTTTTGTGCGGTGTGATCCTGCCGATGGATGATCGGTGACCCCCGAAAGGAGGCCCGCGATGCGCACGAATTAGCGGCTGCGCCGCACCCGAACCAACACCGAAGGGGTGGCGTCCGCGCCGCCCCTTTTCTTTTGCCACACGCCCGACCGGAGAACCGCCATCGCCACCCCACGCGCCACCCCCGAAGAGATCGCCGCGCTGCGCGTCCTCGTGGCGGCGTACCAGGCGGCGGAGATCGCGGTGCTGGGCAACCAGCATTATCGCATGCCCGATGGCCGAGAGCTGACGCGCGCGTCGCTCAACGATATCCGCGCCGGCAAGCGCGAGGCTCTGGGCGAACTGTCCCGCGCGCTCGGCACCAGCCGGGGCCGCGCGCGTCGCGGCGTGCCGGTGTCGACCGGGATGCGCTGCCGGTGATCGAGGTCCGCAACAATCTGATGGATCGCATGGTCGCGGCCGTGTCGCCCGAACGCGGGTTGAAGCGCATGGCGGCGCGCGCGACGCTCGCCGCGGCGACCTCCCTGTCATCCGGCGGCTCGCCAACCGAGCCCGGCGGGCGCCTTTTCGGTCGCGGCAGCTACAACGCCGCCAATTCCAGCCGTCGACAGACGCGCAACTGGTTCGCCCGCCCGCGCTCGGCCAACGCCGATTATATCGGCGGTCAGAAGACGCTCGTCGGCCGCTCGATCGACGCCTGGGAAAACATGCCGATGGGCACGGCCGCGATCGAGCGGCGCGTGACCTTCACGATCGGCACCGGGCTGATGGCGATCCCCGAGATCGACGCGGCGGCGGTCGGCGTGGCACCGGACCAGGTCGCCGCGATCGCGGCGCGCATCGCGACCGATTACGACGAATATATGGCGTCGACCGATCCGGACGCCGAACGCACCTCGACCGGCTATGGCCTGCAGGACGTGATCTATCGCGGCGCGCTGCTCGGCGGCGACATCCTGCAGGTCCGTGTGATGCCGGAAAGCCAGCCCGGGCGCCGCTCGAGCACGTCGTGGAAGTTGTACGAGGCGCACTGGATCGTCTCGCCGATGGGCCACCTCGAGGGCGAGGTGCTGACCAGCGGCGAGGGCGCCGGCAATGTCTGCGTCGCGGGGGTCGAGATGGACGCCTATTCGGCGCCGGTCGCGTTCCACGTCCTCAAAAAGGATCCCGGGTCGTTCGGCTACCGCATGGTGGACGACACCGTGCGCATCCCGGCATGGGGCGAAAAGACCGACCTGCCGACCGCGGTGCACATCATGATCAAGCTGCGCGCCGCCCAGGCGCGCGGCGTGCCGCTGCTCGCGCCGGTGCTCGAAACGCTGAAACAGGTCTCGGACCTGACCGAGGCGGAACTGTTCGCGGCGGTGCTCACCGCCATGCTGGCGATCATCTATAAATCGCCCGGTGCCGAGGCGATGCCGGAGCCGGAATATGGCACCGACCCGATCGTCACCGGTCAGGAAGGTTATGATCCGACGCCGGCCGCGCGCTCCGATTACCGTATGGAAGCCGGCACGACGTGGGAGATAGACAGCGACGCAGAGGTCGACATGAAGTCACCCGGCCGTCCCAACCCGGCGTTCGACCCGTTCTTCATGGGCCTGATGCGCCAGCTGTCGGCCGCGATCGAGACCCCGGTCGAGGTGCTGCTGCTGCACTTCCTGTCGAGCTACACCGCCAGCCGTGCGGCGTTCGAGACCTTTTACACGCTGGTGCGCAAGAGCCGCGAATGGCTCGCCTCGCACAGCGAGTCGCCGCGCTATCGCGCATGGCTGTTCGAACAGGTCGCGCGCGGCCGCTACAAGCTGCCCGGCTTCCTGGCCGATGCCGACAAGCGCGCCGCCTGGGGTAAGGTCCGCTTCCGCGGCGACGGCAAGATATCGATGGATCCCGCACGCGAGGCCAAGGCGCTGGAAATCCACGAGGCACATGGCTGGCGTACCGGGCAAGAGATCACGGCCGAACTGACCGGCGGGGATTACGATGCCAATGTCACACGCCGTGGCCTGGAGCATGCGCGGTTCATCGAGCTCGGCCTGCCGATCCCGAATGTCGTTGGTGGGGGCAACGGTCTGCCCGAGGCGACCGACACGACCGACAACATCGCCGGCAGCGGCAGCGGCGGCAGCAGCGGCGGCGACAAGGGAGGTAACAACTGATGGGCCGCAGGGCATTTTCGCGCTCGTCGATCACGACGCGCCTGTTCAACACGCCGCTCGCCGCGATGGCCGACACCGGCATGATCGTGCTCGGTGCGGTCGGCAAGAAGCTCGACGTGTCGCAGCTGTTCGTCGCCACGGACGGTCAGCGGATGACGCTGGGTGAGTTGAGCGCGATGGCGGCCGAGCGTGCGGCCGATATGAAGTCGCGCACCGGCATCGATCAGCGCGCGCCGCTCTATGCCGCGTCTGACCTGATGCCGGTGATCGAAGGGGTCGCCTTCATCGAGATTCGTGGCGAACTGGTAGCTGAGAATGACGGCGCGATCAGCCCGTCCTCCGGTTTCACCGGCTATGACGGGATCATCGCCAAGGTGAAGGCGGCGGACGGCGATGCCGGGGTGCGTGGCATCCTGCTCGACATCGATTCGCCTGGCGGCGAAGTGGCCGGGCTGTACGAGTGCGTCGCCTCGCTGATGGCGCGGCGCGGCACCAAGCCGATGCGCGCGGTGATCCGCGGCTGCGGCGCGAGCGCGGCGTGCGCGATCAGCATCTGTGCCGATCCGGGCGAGGTGACGATCACCGACCTCGGCTATGGCTGCTCGATCGGCACAATCATGATGCACGTCGATTATTCGAAGTCGCTCGAGCAGGACGGCATCGACGTGACGCTGATCATGTCGGGCGATCACAAGGCGGACGGCAACCCCTTCGAGCCGCTGCCCGATGACGTTCGCGCCCGGCTCCAGTCGCTGTGCGACCAGGCAAATAACCGCTTCATTGCGCACGTTATCGCCGCGCGCGGCCTCGACGAGGAGGCGGTGCGCGGCCAGCAGGCGCAGGTATTTCGCGGGCAGGAAGTGGTCGACGCCGGCATCGCCGACAAGGTGATGAGCTGGGCCGATTCGATCGCCGAATTCACCGCGCAAGTGAACACCCCGGCACCGGCCGGAACTGGCGGAAATGCAGGCCGATCCGCCCGGCCCGCGCCCGGTGCGCGAACTTCACAGGAGACCAACATGGCAGACGAACGCGCCGAGCCGGCAGGCATTTCGCCGGAAGATCACCAGACCGCCATCACGGCGGCGACGACCAATGCGCAGACTGCGGAGCGCGCGCGCATCGCCGCGCTGACCCAACTGGCCGGCGCGGACGATCAGGTTGCACTGAGCGCCGCGATCGCGGATGGCACCAGCGCCGGCGAGTTCGCCATCGCGCTCAACACCGCCCAGCGCACCCAGCAGACGACCGCGCTCGCCGCTGCTCAGGCGGACGCCGCCTCGCCGAGCATCCTGCCGACCAAGGCGAAGGGTGGCAACGAGGGCGGCGAAAAGGTCAATCGCGGCACGGCGATCGTCGCGAAGATGACCGGCAAGCACCCCGGCCTGCCCGCCAAGGGCTGATCGCGAACGACAACCTGCGGCCCCGGCCGCGCAGGAAGGGGCGGCTGCGGTCGCCCCTTCGCATTTTGGAGAACGACCATGTCCTATGAGAATGCGGGCTACAGCGTGGCTGCGCCCTACAACCCCAAGAACCTGTTGGCCGAGACCGATGGCGTCACGACCCGCAAGGTCACCATCCTGTCGGGCTCGGTGCTGGTCGCCGGCTCGGTGATCGGCGCCATCCTCGCCGCGGCTTCGGCCACGGTCACCGCGGGCGCGGTCGTCAGCGGCTCGAACGCCACCCCCGGCAACGGCGCGATCGGCGCGGTGACCAGCGACCTCGGCGCGCCCGAGGGCACGTACAAGGTGATCATCACCAACGCGGCGACCAATGCCGGTGCGTTCGAGGTGATCAAGCCCGATGGCACGCTCGATGGCGCCGGTACCGTGGCGGTCGCCTATAACGGCACGATCAACTTCACGCTGGCCGATGGTTCGACCGATTTCGCCGAGGATGATTATATCCCGGTGACGGTCAGCTATGCCTCGGGGCTCAAGCACAAGCTGTCGCTCGCCGCGGCGACCGATGGCTCGCAGACGCCCAATTACGTGCTCGCCCAGGACGTCGACGCGAGCGGCGGCGACACCGAGGCGATCGCCTACGAGACCGCCACGGTCGTGGCGACCGCGCTGACGCTCGGCGCCGGCCACACCGTCGCCAGCATCCGCGAGGGCCTGCGGCGCCGGGGTATCAAGATCGACGATTGAGCCCGCATCTGCGGGGTGTGGGCCGGTTCGTCCGGCTGACGGGGCGGTCCTGACGGGCCGCCCCTTTTCTTTGGAGACAAGACGATGGCATATGATCTCTACAGCACGGATGAACTTCTCCCCATGGTGGAGTCGCTGTTCATTCCGGGCAATTTCCTGCTCAAGGCCTTCTTCCCGGCGGTGATGGAATTCACCACGGCCTCGGTCCATTTCGACCGCGTGCTCGACGATCGCCGCATGGCGCCGTTCGTCTCGCCGCTCGCGCCGGGCAAGATCCAGCAGCCCAAGGGCTTCCAGGTCGAGACGATCGTCCCGGCCTATCTCAAGCCCAAGAACCAGGTCACCGGCGCCGAGGTGATGACCCGCCTGCCGGGCGAGCCGCTGACCGGTTCGCTGTCGCCGGGCGATCGCCGTGACCGCATCATGCTGCAGCGCATGTTCGACCATCGCCAGCGCATCGAGCGGCGCCTCGAATGGATGGCCAGCTCGCTGCTGCGCACCAGCGCGGTGACGATCGTCGGTGACGATTATCCGTCGACCGTGGTCAACTTCGCCCGCACCGGCTCGCTGACCAAGACGCTGCTGACGACCGATCGTTGGGGCGAGACGGGCGTGTCGCCGTACGACAATGTCGATACGTGGATCGGCGAAGTGTCGGCCGCGAGCGGTGCGCCGGTCAACATCGTCGTGATGGACGGCAAGGCCTGGGCCCTCTTCTCCAATGACCCCAAGGTGCAGAAGGCGATCGACATCACCCTGGGCCAGACCTCGGCGATCTCGCTCGGCCTGATGCCGGCATTGCCGGGCTCGCCGGTGTTCAAGGGTCGTCTCGGCTCGGTCGAGTTCTACGTGTATAACGACACGTACGAGGACGACACCGGCAGCAACGCCAACCTGTTGCCCGATTACACCGTGATCATGGGCAGCCAGGGCGGTGTCGAAGGCGCGCAGATGTTCGGCGCGATCCTCGATCCGGCGAACGGCTATGGTGCGGCGCGCTACTTCGCCAAGAACTGGATCGAGCAGGATCCGGCCGGCGAGTTCGTGATGACCCAGTCGGCACCGATCCTGGTGCCGAAGCGCATCAACGCCACGCTCGCCGCGACGGTTCGCTAGGCGCAACCCTCTCTCCCTGCCTGCGCCGACCTGCCCTCGGGTGGGTCGGCGCGCTTTTTCGGAGTATCCCATGAAAACCATGATCCTCATCGCCACGCAGCAGCTGCGCGGCGGCGTCATCGCCAAGGGCGAAGGCGAACCCACGCGCTTCGTGCTCGAATCGGGCGAAGAACTCACCGCAGCCGCCAGGAAGGCGCTCGGTCTCGACAAGGAAATGATCGAGGACCTGACCACGCGTGGCGTGCTGGCCGAGGTGTCGGCGCGCAGCGCCTCCGGCGACGGCCCGACCGAGGCCGAGCTCAACGCGGCGATCAAGCGCGGCGACGATGCCGAGGCCAAGGTTGCCACCCATGAGGCGTCGCTCAAGACGCTGAACGTCCAGCACGCCGCGGCGCTGGCGCTGCTCACCGACGAGCAGAAAAAGACCGTCGCCGCCACCAAGCCGGCCGCCTGACCCATGCCCGTCGAGAGCCGGGCCGACCGCGCGTCGCTGTTCTCGGCGGGCGAGTTCGCCACCCCGGCGCGCTACGTCGCGCCGGGGGGCGAGCCGCTCT